AAGTCCAGGTTGCGCCTCGAGTATGTGGCCATTGCTGATCGCACCATTCAACTGCGAGATCGCATTCTGAGTTGGTTCCATAAAAATGGAACCGATAGTCTAATAGAGCCATGTCAAATCCAAGTCAGTGAGAACAGCATGGCATCCTGTGGTAATTGAAATCCCATGACACCGGAATCGGAATGAAATGTTCGCTGCCCTTGACAATTTTCATCCAACCAACGCTCTAGTTGGGAATCACCAGTAAGCTTATATTCTCGCTCCATGACATGGTTTTGAGTACGCAGATTTGACTCAATTTTAGGCCGCATTTGTGCGTTGAGTCGATCTCTCCAATAGGAAAGAAGAGCCCAGGCCGGAACAGCTACATAAGTCCATCCAGCTTTGCGATCACTGTCGCTGATCCTATTTTTTCCATGGGAACCCATGCGGATACCTCTGTTGTTGAGTTGCGTTGCCTTGTTGGAAAAATTCCCATTTGACACTGTTGGGGTTTCCACCAAGACGATAATTCACCGTGTATTTACCAGTACATGCAAAGTTTCGATATCCATGACTCACCGCAGAATAAAATTGTCGATCCTCGCCCCAGAGCTTCAACCATGCCGGAGCGGCCTGTTGAGCAATTTCTCTGCTGACGCAATAACAACTAGTATCCACTAGATGGCTCTTGTCATCGATCCAAGTGCCCCACCTGCCGAGACTTTCACAATCATCCTTGCCTAAAAATTCTCCAGATTTATCAACGATGTTTCGCAGGCTGTGACACCAAGATACATTTCTATTGATCAAATCCATGCAGGTTTCCACATGCTGGGCTTCATACCAATTATCTTGATCCAGAGGACAAAGATAATCTTGCTTCATCAACATTCCTGCACTGGCATAGATATATTGACCGTTGTATCCGCCTGCTCCGGTATTCCAAGGCAGGGTCATGATCGTTACTTTGTCCTGAGGAAATTCACGCAAGATTTCCTCAGTGGTATTTTGATATTCTGGGCCATCGACCACTACCAAACATTGAGTATTTTCATAAGTTTGGGTCACCACGCTTTGCACGGCATCTGTTAGATGCGGTGAGCCGGTGGTGGGTATAACCACCAAAACTGATTTCATTGTACGGTCTCCTGAAAGATAACATGCCCGGTTTTATACATTCTAAATCCACGGACATTTAGTTCATTGCGGCTGTCGCTGGTGGCAGTTACCAGGCCTCGAGAAAATTGTTCGATGTGACCAATTTTGATATTGTAGATTTCATTGATGTCCATCAATCTCAAGATGAGATTTTTGATTCTCAAGTAGCCGAGTTCTTTCAGTGCTGGCCAGTTCAAAGTTCCATCATGATTGCTGGTTGCTTTCAAATCCTGGTCGGCCAATTCACTGATGAGCTGCCATGCTTCTCCCAGATGCTGGATGCTTTTCAAGGTATTGATATCGGCAATGTCAAACCTATGTGAGACCACCGGCCAAATTTGATTTCTGACATAGTTGCGATCAAATTGATCATTGGCATTGCTGGGATCAGTTACATAGGAAACTTCATGCTGCTCAATGTATTGTTCAATTTGAGATTTAGTTACATTCAACATGGGTCTGATTAGTTTGACATTGCTGTCCCACCAGCAAGGTGAGCTAACAGACATGGCTTTGAGACCACGGACACCGCTGCCTCGAAAAACTCGCAGAAAGAAATTTTCAATTTGATCATTGGCATGATGTGCGGTACAGATGGCATCAGCACCTTGGCCACACAGGGCCTGATATCTGGCCTGGCGTGCAGCATATTCCAGGTTGTTGCTGAGATTGTCCAATGACACTTTCATGGACACACTGGGAATACCATATTGGTCACATTGGTGCAGGACAAATTCCGCCCATGTGTCACTTTGATCTGAAATGCCATGGTTGACATGAACAACTCGAATACGTTGTGAAAATTGATCTCGATTTTTCGCAAACCAGTGCAGCAACATCATACTGTCCTGACCTCCGCTGATAGCCAAAACACAGTCGCGACTTTCTCGCAAAAGGTCTTGCATGGTGTTTACTGAAATGAGATCGTTGAGATATTCCATTTACAGAGCATACACTGGTGTTGTGCGAATGTCAATCCTGAATAAATGTAGAGTCGGAATGATATTTTTTAATCAATTCAGCAAGTTTCAAACCAGCTTGATTGTGACTCAACAGCGCCTCGATTCCCCAGTGTCGGGGTTCGGGAATACTGTCCAATTTGCACCAGGTATATTCACTGATTTCCCAATTCAAAGTAGGTCTAAATTGTTCATCAACTATACACGCCATGGCGCAATAGGCACCACTGGGCGCTTGGCTACGTTGTGACCAAAGCACGGTGTGAGGCCACATGCTGAGGTCCTGGCCAATCTCTTCTTGACATTCTCTGCAGGCAGTTTGCCAGGGGGTTTCTCCAGCTTCTGCATGTCCGCCAGGAATGCTCCAGGTACCAGGGCTGCTGACCAAATCACTTCGGCGGATAAACAACCAATTTTCGGTGTCTTTGGCGTAGATCAACACTCCTGCTGCCAGGTGTTGATCTCTGCCTAGTAGTTCTTCTGTGAGCATGCCTTATTTATCTAACCGCAGGAAGCTTCTTGAGTGCAGCAACTTCTTCTCGATAAATTCCTCTGATCTTTACAGGATCAGCAAGTATGGTTTGATACTCAGATATAGTAGATTGCAGTTGAGAAATTGTGGCGATGATTTCTGAATAGGTATCCTTTGCCCAGCGGTAACTGGCAAGGCTGGCGATGCGATCTCGCTGATCATCATCTATGTCAATTTTCTGCGTTATTTGTGAAATTTTGTCAATGATTTCAGCTTTGTTGGCAGCTTTGGGCAGGAAAGCAGGCAAGAGCTTGTCGTGACATGCTTTCAATGCCAAATTCCAATTCAACAACTTGGTAGTGTCGGCGATGAGCTTTTGATATCTCACTGTATACCAGCCCAATCTCCAGTCTACAAACTCTTCAATTAGTTTCCAGGGGTCATCATATTGACAAATGTTGCTGCCAGTCCAGTCCAGAACCACCAATCTCTCGGTGCTCTTGCTGCGCAACTTCAAAAAAGCAATAGCTTGCTCGGGTGTCCAACCGGTGAGTTCACCACGTCTGAATCTCACTTCCACATTGATGTCTTTGGTGCTGCGATCAGTGTATCCAGTGATCAAGTCCTCGTCTTCCATTTTATTGAGACGAGCACGAAAATCCTCGAGGCTGAGATCTGGTGGCAATTCTGTGACAGTGATAGTGGTGGTGCCCACGGTGCATTTTCCTGTGAACTCGTAACTATTTCCACCAAGGTCTTTCACCGCACAGTCCAGATATTCATAACAAGGAAGAAGTTCTGGTCGAGTTTTCTTGTTGTCAATGACTGCCAAGGTGGCATCAACCAACTCTTTGAATTTTCTTGGAAGGATCTTTGTGCTCCAGCCAACTGCAATTCCACTGATGCCATTCAGCAATACTATGGGAATCAACGGCAAGAAATTCTGAGGCTCCATGACTGATCCATCATAGTTCTCCTTGAGAGGAATGATGTCATAATCAGTATAGATCAATTTCTCAGTGTGTTGGCTTTTCTTGACGTATGTGTAACGTGGTGCTCCCCAATCAGTGGGTCCCACCCTGGTGCCAAATGCTCCGATTCCATGCAGCAACATGACATTGTTGCAGTATGGAGCAGCCATGAGACTGATTGCTTCACTGGCACTGACATCGCCATGCAGGTAGATATTTGAGGAAATCAATTGACCGGATAAACTCACAGTTTTGATTTTATCAGCCATGGGCTTGATAACAAACAATGCTTTGCGTTGAGCATCCTTTAGTCCATCACTCACACTGGGTATTCCTCGAGATTGGCATACATAGATGCTGTAATCTCTGCTTGTGTCGAGAATGTAGTCACTGGTATTCATTTTATATTCCACGAGTAGGTGTTTCTGGTAAGGTGAATTTCATCATACATTCCATGTGATCTGACTTTGTATCAAAATCTGCTATCAGCAATACATTAGTATGAAT